CGATGAGGGGTGAGAGGAAGGAACCGTACTTCTCCCGCTGCTTCCCATTGGGGAACCTGGCGGGCCAGATGCGGACATCGTAGCCACGGTTGGGAAGCTCGTTGTAGATCGACTGTTCGGTCTGGGGAGTACCGAGATAGGTGATGGTGGTATCGTCACCCGGAGACAGAATGGCGTCGAACTCCTTGATCTGTTCCTTCAGCTTGTCACGCTTGGCTTGGGTGTCGGAGTTTGTGGGGACCTCACAATCGTCTACGATCACATCATGTGCACGGGAACCAGCAAGCTGAGAGGTGATACCCAGCGACTTCACAGAAGGGGCGTGAGAGGCTTGTGAGGGGCCAACATCGAACGATACCTTAGAGAACCGCTGGTCATCCTTGGGCCTCAGATGAGCGAGGATGGGCATCTCGTTGATCAAGCGCAGGGTAAAGGTAGAGAAGTCATCAGCACGTTGCTTCGACGCCGACACCACCAGCAGCTTCCTATCAGGGTTACACAGGAGCTTCCACGTAACAAAGGCTGAAGTCACCCATGATTTACCCACACCACGGAACGCCTGAATGACACGGCGTCTAGGCCCGTGCTGAAGGTAGTGTGCGATGTCGAACTGGACGGGGGTGGGATCGGGGAGGTTCAAGTGACGCCATACGAGAAAGAGGTAGTTGCGGAAGTCTTCCTTGATGGGGTCATATTCTTCAGTCATCTACAATGACCTCGATGTGTTCTTCAGCGACAAGCTGGAGGTGTTCAAGCTGACGCCTGATCTCGTTCTTGTCCTTCATGGATTGGATGACGGAGGTCCTCATCGAGGGACCCAGCTCTTCGATCTCCTCTTCAGACCAGTCTGGTTGCTTGAGGAGCTTCTTGTATCGGCGCTCATAGGTGCCGAGAAGGTAGGCGGCGCGGGAGGGGATGGAGAAGTACAGACGGTCACCAAGCAGCACGTTGCACTCCCCGCAGCATGGAACGGTTGTCCCCTGCTTGAAGTGCTTCTTGTGTCGCTGAACGTTCTGATTGTAACTAGCCGGGACTACATGGTCACGGTTGTTCCCATCCCACGCACCGCAGTAGGTGCAGTTGGGCATTGTCTCTCTTGTGGGAGCGATTGGGCGTAGAAGGTTAATTGCTGGGCCTCAGAGGGGTCGCCAGCGGCTTTCTTAAGTTGTCCTTGTAGATTTCCTTCGGGAGGGGAGACGGGCCTCTACGGCTCTTATTTCGCCTCCCCCTTCCCTAGGGTAACCTTACTTCGAGATACGGACCTTACAGGCGTTGGTGTTCCCTGTGCCTGAGAGGGAGCAGCGTATCCGTCCGCTGGCAGGTACGGTGATGGTGGTGCCGCCGATGATGCCCCCTTCAGAGGCATTGATGGCAGCATACAGAACAGCCCAAGCGGACCCGTCCCAGCCATCGATGGCGACGAACTCATTGCCGCTCAGTCCTGTTACAGTGACCTTATAGGCACCAGCGGGAAGTGTTCCCTTCTCCACGTTGTTGTCTCGCGGGAGGATATAGTTGATCTGACGCATTAGTGACGGGCCTCCTTAGCCGCATCTTTGGGGAACGGGAGCTTGTCGATCAGCCTGTTCGCAGGGTTGGTCTCGACGGGGCCACCGCCCACGTTGTTGTCTTTGAGGAACTGGCGGATGACGTTGAGAGTGGCGGCGTCAGCAGACACCTTCACCACCTCATCGCCAGCCACAACAGTCTTGCCCTCAGTGAGCATCCTCTCCATCTCGTTGACGAGAAGGTTGTAGATGTCCTTGAGCTTGTCAGCCATTAGGGTGATCTCCAGTGGATGTGGGAGGCGACCCAGTTGAACACATAGGGCACAACCATGCCCAACGAGATCAGGACGCCGCCAATGTATGCGACCTTCTTCTCCACTTCAGTCTTGAAGCTCTCAAGCTCAAGTATCTCTGCCCTGAGTTCAGCGATATCGTGCTGACACTGAGGGGACTGGGGAAGGTCACGGATGTTAGCCTTGATGAAGTTCTGGTTCTCTTCGATCCGCGCTGTGCGGTCTAGGAGATCAAGGAGGAGTTGGTTTGGTTCCATTACTCAGCGGGTGCCTCCGGTACAGGTTCGGAGGGAGGAACAGGGTTGACCAGCTTGTTCATGGTCACCTGACCAGCCTGGAGTTCAGCCAGGACAGCATCACGCTGCTGAGTAAGCTGATCGATCTGGGCGTTCAGCGCATTCAACTGTGCGTCAAGCGAGGACACAGCGAACGTCATACGTGACGCCAGTACAGCCAGCTCAGGTTCGGTGACACCAAGCTGTGTCATCACAGCCAAAAGTTCGGGTTTGAGGTTCATTGGAGTTCCTGTTGATTAGGCGCGGCGCAAAGCGAGTGTTATCGCGGCCCATGAATTGCCGGTGCTATCAGCATCGGAGAGACCGAATGCGACTGGATCAAACGCCCCACTTGTCCAGTCATTCTTGTGACCGATACCAAGAGTGATGTCGTTAACTCCGCTTCCATTAACAGTACGGAACGAAACCAGTTCTGACGAGGTGAAGGTGTAGGTGGAGAAGCTCCCAGATGCGCCGATAGCTACGATGAACGATCCTGCTGTTACAGGAGTGATAGACGGAGGATTGGCAGCACCAGTATTAATATTTGTATCTGTTACTGCTGCTACATCTAGCGGGGTTGTCGGATGGACACCCCTGAACACATAGACGGCCATTGCCCCGGCATCGTTAGTAGAACCAGTTGGACCAAAGGTGACAGAAGTGTCACCGGATACAAACTTGTACGCAACCCGTAGGTTTGTGTCCGTACTGTCGTTGGAGTAAAGCTCAGTACCAACAAGTGTGTAGTTGTTTGTACCGTCTGTGATAGATAGTGTTCTATCAGCGGTCGATCCCGTAGCGAACACCGCTAGAACGAGATCACCGTTACTTACGGAAGAAGAGATTCCTCCAGTAAGACCGGAGTTCAACGCAATTGTGCTGTTACCGGATGTAGCCCCAGCTTTGGAGGTGATGTTTCCTCCAACAAACTGGATTTGAGAAGCTTGTTTCGGAGCCAGCATCCCCATCGTGAAGGGCATCGCCAGCATATGTTTCGAGAACTCAAGGTTCTCAGGCTTGATGATGGCAGGTTTGGGCGGGAGGATTAGTCCCGCCTTCACCTGTACCAGTGAGCGTTCAGCGAACGCCGGAAGTATCAAGCCAGCGGCGAGAGTACCCGCCAGCAGAGCTTTCTTGATCATTAGGTCGTAATGTCTCCGATGAGGACCCACTCGTCGGTACCAATCTTCAACAGAGTGGCACCAGAGTACTGTCCAGTGAGCTTGAGCTTTGATCCTGAGGACCTGATTGTTACACCAGCACCACCAACAGTAACCTGACCAGCACCCATCTGGATGATGTCGATGCGGGTATCCAACGGGAACGCAACGGATGCGTTGGTAGGGATTGTCAGCGTGATGGCAGAGGCGTTGCTAAGCCGCACAGCCTTACCAGCGTCAGCCAGCACCAGCGTGTAGGTCGTACCAGACTGCGCGTTGGCAGGAACAGTACGTACGGTCTCCACCACGTAGTCCGTAGTGGCAAGCTGGGTTGTCTCAGTCCATGCCGAAGCCGTAGGAGCGGCGGGCGTACCAGTGAACGTAGGAGACGCAAGAGAGGCCTTGGCGTCCAGAGAGGTCTGGAGGTTAACAACATCCGAGACAGCGTGGGTGTGACCAGACAGCGACACATCCTTTGTCGCACCGTTGACACGGACAAACATTCCACTCGTCGTAGTCCACAGGTCACCATCCACCGGAGCGGTGGGAGCCGCACCATGAGGAACACGGAGACCAGCGCCACCGACAGCAGAAGCCACAGTGGCGATCAGACCAGTCATCGTTCCACCAGACAGGTTCAGCTTGGCGTCAAGCGAGGTCTGGAGGTTGGTCACATCAGAGATGACATGACTGTGAGCGGACGGAGTAAAGGTCGTAGGCTTGCCAGTAATCTCAGTCCAGTCCTGCGCCGTAGCAGTCAGGCTCAGTCCGTTACCAGCATCGTTGTAGGAGTAGGTGATGCGGGTGTGGGAACCGTTGGCGAGAAGCGTATTAATAGCATCCTGTGCAGCCTCATCGAAGTCAGTGACCTGAGAAGCTGTGTGGGTATGCGAGGACGCGGCAGCATCAGTGATCCCATAGCCCGACAGAGTGGTGGGCTTGGAAGTAACACCAGACCACGGAACGCTGTCAGCACTGTCAGCAGAGGCGACCTTACCGTCATCGTTAGGGTCATAGACGGTCTTCGTCATGTCACCAGTACCAGAACCAGAGGCACCTTGGTTACCAGTTCTGGAGAACCACATGAACAGCGTGTCGTTGTTGGACGGGAGCGTACCAGCAACATAGGAGACAGGAACCTTGCGGTATCCGGTCATGTTCACGACTGCACCGTTAACCTGGAACAGGAGGTAGTTGGAGTAGCCGGAAGGCTTCAGATGGAGAAGACCACGGTTGGCCGAGGTCGTGCTATCATCCAAGCTGTCGAGCCAGTTCGTCATGCTGTTCGCTTCATCATCGAGATCATCGATGTAAAGCTCAGTTACAGAGGCGATGGTTCCATTGTTGAACCTGATCTTACCGTCACCAGGATCGGCGTCAGTAGTGGTCGTGGAGAACACATAGCGGACACCAGCGTCTCGACCATTGGTACCGTTTGTACCAGTAGCGCCTGTAGCACCGGTTGCACCAGTTGCACCAGTAGTGCCCTGAGGTCCAGTGATGTTGTCACGAAGGGTCCACGTCGAGACACCAGTCTTCTCATAGACATCGCCATTGGCGTCATTGAGGTACCAGTCACCGACAGCATAGGAACCAGTCGCAGGAGCGCCAGTGCCACTGTACCACTTGGAGCCGGGAGCGCCAGCAGTACCCTGCGGACCAGTTGCACCCGTCCCACCAGTGGGACCCTGAGGGCCAGTAAGATTGTCCCTAAGCGTCCAAGCAGAAGCACCAGTCTTCTCATAGACATCACCGTTGGTCTCGTTCAGATACCAATCAGTGACAACACCGAGACCACCAGAGGGAGCACCAGCGCCACTGTACCAGAGAGAACCATCAGTTCCAGCAGGGCCAGTAGCACCCGTTGCGCCCTGAGGACCAGTGTCTCCCTGAGGACCTTGGATAGAACCTACGTTGGACCAAGACCCATTGTTCCACACATAAAGCTCAGCGTTGACGAGATAGCCGTCACCGTTAGTATTGCCCACAAGTGGGAGCAAACCTGCATTAGCAAACGATCCAAGGATACGAACGCTTTCACCAGCGACACCCTGAGGACCTTGGACGCCTTGCGGACCCTGAGGTCCAGTTGCACCCTGCGGTCCCGTAGGTCCGGTGATGTTGTCAACCACGCTCCACGATGCGTTACCCTTGCGGTACACATCACCGTTGGAGGTATTCAGATAGAGGTCACCCTCGATCCCTAGATATGACGGTGGCGCACCAGTTCCGGTGTACCACTTGGAAGAGTACTCTTCGCCTTCCTCTGCAATGTAGATAGCCTGACGGATTGCCTTGTTGAGGTCTGCCGTCTGCCAGCGTGACTTGGCGGTGAAGTCTACCAACGGGGCATTCGCAGTGTCACGCTTGATCAGGATGACTGCACCATTGGTGGGCGCAGCGTCAAACCTGATCTGGCTATCACTCAACCACACGAAGGCAGAGGTCTCTACGTTATCGAGAAACACCTTCACATGGGAGCGGTCAAGATAGAGGAAGGGAACATTGTAGGTTTGCGTAGCACCGTTCCCGGTGTACGTTACGTAGCTATTAGCCATCGATTTCCCTGATTGATAGAGAGGAGAGAGGGAGCCTTAGAAGCCCCCTCACTTAGGTTTATTTAGGTTCTTTAGGAGTGTACTTGGGGTAGTCTTGAATAACCTTATCGAGACCGATGGTGAACGGAAGCCATACCCCCAACAGTCTACCCATCTTCCGTAACTCCGGCTGCGAAGGGGTACGCCCCTCACGGACCATGTCACCAACTGAAGTAAGCGTTGCCATGACATCGTTATACGTGGACACTGCTGGCGACCCAAGGATCAGGTCGCTTGCCTGAGTAGAGCTTCTGGAGTTAGCAAAGAGGCTATCACCGGTGATCCAAGGCATCGCAGTATCGACAAGCATGGGAAGAATGGAAGACGCACCAGTACGCCCAATACCTCCAAGCACCAAGGCTTCAGCCTGAGTATCAGTAAGGTTCCCCTTGAGGATGGTGTCATCCATGTACTCGTCAGGGTCTTCCTTACCGAGAGAACGAGCCTTCCCTTGGAGATAGTACATCATTGTACCAGCACCAACCTGAGACATCAGGACTGCCATAGCGCGAGGATCGAAGTTCGCAATATTGTGTAGCGTCTGCTTACCCCAGGCCCCCATGACGAAGGAGCGGAACTGGAAGATCATACCTGCAAGCGGAGTTGTCATCCACTTCGCAAGAGAACCCACATCGTTCCTCTGGATCACCCTGCCAGTCCAAGAGTACAGCGCACGGGCAAACCTTGCCCTTGCAACAGGGTCCCACTTCTCAAAGTTCATGTAGACCAATCGTCCACCTTGGGTGAACTCAGCGTTCTGATAGATGTTCTTCAGTACCTCAGCGAGGGACTTGTCATCGAACCCCATCATCCGCATACGATCTGCATCCTTCCTGCCAAACCAAGAGTTGATATCATCAACCTTGAAGTCGTAGGTGGTGTCGAACACAGGCTTCCCAAGATCGTCCAAGACTGGAACTTCAGTTGTCTCTTGGACAACCTTACCATTCACTACCTTGGACTTGGTTACAGCTTTCATGCGAGGGGTCTGCTTGGCGACCAGCTTATCCTTGTGCTTCATAGCCAGCAGTCCAAACCTCTGAGCGATGGTTGTCATAGCCATCTGGTGAGACATGGAGTTAGCCACATTGAACAAGGAAATCTTGCTGGTCATACGCTTACCCACCGCCAGCGCATTGTCGAACATGCGTCCAGCAGCGTTGCCTCTGGTTTCACCGAAGGCTTCCTCAAGGAAGTGTCCCTTGGTGAAGTTGAGGATACTGTCATCCCCAAGTCCTTGCAGAGCCATCAACTCAGGGATCAGAGCTTTTCGTTCTGCACCCTTGGCAGTCATCACAAGACGCATCGAAGGGATGGCCTTGAACATTGCGTGGAAACCAACTGCGGCAGGGATGTGGGCAATCTCTTGGAACTGATACAGACCCATGTTCTGCATGAGCCTGACAAACATTGTCCCAGAGACACGCCTCATCGTCGCTGCCCAAGCAGTGTTAGCAGCGGCTCCGAGCCTTGGCTTGCCTGTGATGTGATCGTAGACATACTCAAGACGGCGGATGGTTTCATCAGCTTCCGCTGGTTTCACACCATCTCTGATCATTGCTTCGTGCGTCTCGCGTATGAGAGCGTTCCACTCAGATCGAGTAGTGATACCGTTGATCATGGTTTCCCCTGTACGGGGGTCCTTGGCGACAAGACGGGCTAGGGCGATGTGACCAGAAACCTGATCAGCATATCTCTCAGCCATCTGTATCTGATTGCGAGAGAAGAGATCACGGATGGGGATTGACACCTCGTCGCCGTTGGGTTCCACCCATGAAGCAACGAAGTTGTAGTTGATTGCTGTACGATGTTTACCACGGGCAGGGTTGCCACTGGTTTCATCGTCCTTGTTCTTCTGCATGATCTTCCCGATCAGCGCATCAACATCATCGTCACTCTTGTCCCACTGGAGTTCTTCAGTGATGAACCGCAGGAGTTCACCCCTGTCCCTTCCAGCAAGAGCATGGTTGAGTTGATCTACGTTGCCATATCCTGACTTGATGAGGTTCTCCATGTACCCTCGCGCAAACTTATTGGCGAGGCGTTCATCGAGGTTCTCAAGCACATCCTGCATGGCGTAGGCGATAGCTCGCTGGAGCTTGTCCCTGCCGTGCGTTTCGATCATGCGAAGGACGGCATCGTGATCCACCATCATTGGACGATAGTTGGACCTAGACCCCCACGGGAGTGGTCTATAGGTCTTCCCTAGTTCCTCTCCGGGGTTCTTGATATGGGCATCCCAACGAGAATAGAAACTGTCCAGTTCACTCACTGCCTTGCGGACGTAAGCCGGCTGAGAAGCGAGGTTTGCATACCCCGGAGTACCAGGTTCAAACCCACCAAGGTAGTCACCGAAGGCAAGCCAAGACTTGTTCGTCTTGAACATGCCCATTGCCATCATACCATTCTCCTTGGCCCACTCAGTGTAAGGCGTAACAAGGGAGCGACGAAGGTTGTTCACCTCCCTATGGTACATCATAGCCTTCTCTACGCTTGTAACATCAGCGGTGTTGAGGACGTTACCAGCGGCGTCACGGCCAAGAGGGTCCTCCATCAGGGTACGACCAAGGAACCTAGCGGTGGGATGGTGACGGCCTGTCCATGCAGCGTTGTCCAATCGGGCATTGACCATCGCAGCTTGGGGGACATCAGCGTCAGTCAGACTACCAATGCTTCCAAGGTTGTCGAAGGTAGCGTAGCCCACTTGAGCGGCACCAGCGGTGGACTGATTGGGAACTCTGGGGTTGATCATCCTGTTGGCAGTTTCAGTCAGTCGAGGGCCAAGGGACGAACCCCTAGTGGACCAAGTCTTGAAAGAACCAAGCAGTGCAGCACCAGCGCCAAAAGCTATGGCGTAGTCGCTGACAGACCTAGACCTGTTGTCCACAGCGTCTATGGCAGCCTCAGCAGCGATATTACTCACACCACCCATCAGTGCAGCCTCACCGATACGGGCAAGGCGACCAGCCTTAGCAGCGTAGATGACAGGAGCCAGAGCGCCTTCAGTAAGCACAGAAGCACCAATAGCGATAGGATCGAGGATAGCAGCGGTCATAGACGCGCCTAAGCCAGACCATCCTGCTGACGAGAGAACACGCTCACGCTCAAGCTGCTGGTCAAAGACACTAGCCATAGCTTGCATCTCAGCCCTCGACTGGGCTTCACCAAAGGAGTTCAACATCTCCTCAGGATATACCTTGCCTTTGGTAAGCTGCTTGAGAGCGTCCTGTCTGGCAATGTTGTCAAAGTTGGGATCGGGATCAAACCCTGACGATGCCAAGTGATCAGCGATCATGTTCGGTGACCAATCGTTGGCAAAGGCAGTGGGCAAGCTCCCAAGATAACCCGGAGGGTCAGGGTTCATGTAGGCGTTGCGGAAGTATTCCTGCTGAGGGCTTTCATGTTTGACGGGGACAAAGTCAGCCAGCCAGCTATGATCAACTCCCTCTACAGGACTAGAGTTCGTGACACCCTGCCTAGAGGGGGTCATCAGTGGACTGGAGGGTGCTGGAGGGACATAAGTCCCCCCAAGCAGAGCCATAGCCTTGTCCTTGTGTCCACCCATCTGGCCGTAGACCTTGTCGGCTACAGTCCCCGGAGCGCCACCGTTGTTGGCGTCTGAGGCATTGTACTTCCCAGGTCCTCCAGCGTTAATGGTGGAGTACATGTCCAGTAGGCCCATTCCTGGCTTGTAACCATTGTCTACAAGATAGTCGGCAGAAGACTTAACCAGTTCACGGACGGACTTACCTTCCGTGTACCCATACTTCTGGCGCTGAGGTTCACCCATCTGGATGAAGCCCTTGTGCTGGCCCCACTGGGTAGTAGGACCATCTTTCCAAGGATCGAAGGTTCCTCCGGTTTCATACGAAATCACCGTAGCAAAGTCGTGAGGGTTAGCTCCGATACGCTTGGCTTCTTCGATGATAGCCAACCGGAGTTCGTCTTGCATTGTTACTCCTGTTTGTTAGGAATAGCTCCCCTATCCTTGAGGAACTGTATTACTTCTTCGTCGCTCTTGTCCTGTAGTTCAGGGAAGAACGAACGTGCAGCATCGATGCGCTCATCCAGAGTAGCCGTACCTTCTTGGACCTTAGTGGTCGGAGAAGCTTCGATCTCTTTCTGTGTAGCCGTAGACACAGCTTCAGCAGTAGACTTGGCGTTGGCCTCATCTTCCATCTCAATGATCTCAGCAGGGGTTGCTGGACGCTTGATGACCTTCTCAGTACCCGGAGAGAAGAATGTATCGATACCGCGACCATCGATCACAATCTCCTCGATCATGACCTTCTTGCCAGCAGCATTGATAAACCGTTCCTGATAGACCTCAGCAGGGATTGTAGCGCGGGCATTACGAACCTTACGGAAGGCATCAACGTCATCCTTGCGAATGACAAACGTCTTTGTTCGGTCCACTTCTCCGCGTGGTCCCTTGGCATAGAAGGGGTTGCCTGTGTTCATGTCGATAAGAGCGTACCCATCAGGCACCTCGATCAATGTGACGTTCTCAAGGTCTTCCACTGGCGGGTACATCTTGTCACCGATCTTTGGAACGATGTCCTCGATGATGCCCTTGATGTCCTCTCCGGTGTTATCCCCCCACCCCATGATCCGCTTGGGGATGAACATACGACCAACCTTCACATGGTTGGTGTTCACCCACTCAGCAGCCTGTTCGACAACATTCTCGTCTTTGACATCAGCACCAGCAAGGGCAAGCGTCTGGAGCCTCTTACGGAGAAGCTCACCACCTTGAACGCTTTCCATACGTTCCACAAAGGACGCATTATGGTTCCACCCATTGCGGACTTGCTCGACATCTGCGAATGCACGACCAGGTCTGTCAGGATCACTCATCAGCAGATAGGTCTGACGAAGAGCTTCCTCGTTGGTTAGACCTGAGGACTTCTTGAGAGCAAAGACATCCACGAACGTCCTCCCACCCTCAGGGGTGATAGAGTTGACGAACGGGATTTCACCTGTCTCCATCAATGCTCCAAGCAGTTCAGCGGTAGCCTTGTCCTGATCAGACAGTCCTTCCTTCAACTTCTCTGCACTGTTAGCCAGCATCAGTTGGGAAATCTGATCCTTCCACCTGTCTGTCTTCAGTTGCCCCTTCTTGAGGTAGGGCGTCATGAATAGGACCTGTGCTTGGATGTTACCGGGGAACTTCTGTTCAGCGGCTGCGAACAGAGCGTTGGTAGCTTCCTTCTTCACCTCTTCAGCGGAGAAGGTAGTGGTCTTACCGGGTTCCTTGTCGCTGGCGATTTCCACACCGTCGATCAGGGCAGACATCCCGCTGTCTTCGCCGCTTGTTACGCCAGTCTCGATTGCTCTCAAGGCGTCTTCAACGACATACTTCTTCTGTTCAACATGCGCCTGTTGCGACTGTACCTTCTGTTGGGCTTTGATCTTCTCGGCTTCAAACCTCTGCTTCAAGTTCATCAACTGATCAGGGGTGAAGTAATCTTCAGCCTTCTTCTGGAACTCATCCATCTGTGCGGAGGTTGCCGTCAGAGGATTAGCCATGAACGTATTGTTGAACTCAGTCTCAAGCTCAGACGTTACCTTCCAGTTCCGTACACGGAAATTGGTGTCCATAGCATCGAGTAGCGACTGTGCCTGAGTGGTGTATTTGGGGTTGTCGTAGAGAGAAGGGATTTCACCAGTGGAGGGAGCATCAGAAACAACTCCACCAGCCATGCCTTCAATGATGCCTTCCTTGTACCACTGAGGTGCGCTTCCGTTGTTGCTCTCTGACTTGTTCCACATAACGTAGATACCATCAGCGACCTTGGCGTTTGGGCTGTTGGTATACCCTTCAGCCATATCGACATGGATGGCGTTCATTCCACCATAGCCAATGATGCGCTTGAAGCCAGCAGCGGAGAGTGATGCTACAAGCTTCTTCTTCTCAGCGTCAGTCATCCCAGCCATTGAGATGTCCAAGGCGTCTCCGTGCATGTGGCGGCTACCCTTGGCACCCCCAACAGAAGAATTGTACTCCTTACTACGGTGACCTGACTGCACTACCAGCTCACGACCAAACATCGCAGAAGCCTTACGGGCGCGATCCGCCACATCAGACTTCACACCAGCCATCTGCCACTGCTTGTCGTAGCGGATAGAGCCACCAGTGGTGTTCCTAGCGGGGGCAGTGTGGTCCACAGGACGAGGCATCTTCAGAAGACGCTCAGCGAGTTCTCTGTCTTCCTTGGTTGCGTTAGGGTTGTTCGTGAGGCTTTCGACATACCCAAGGATCAGCTTGTCTCTGTCCTCGCCACTCATGCTCTTCCAAGGCGCGAGGCTCTGGAGTTCGCGGAAGATGCTTGCTGACATGATGGAAGGGGAGATGCCCTTGTTCTGTCCTTCAGCAACCATGTTGGTAATATGGGAGGTGATAAGATCAACCTTCTCAGCGGCGAACTGCTTCGACGTTTCCACGCCATGAGCATTAGCCATCCGAGAATTATAAGGCTCCACAGCCTTGTTGAAGTACCCAATGAACTTCTCGTCGTTGGCATAACCGGGGAAGTTCTCTTGTACGAACTGAGCCTGTTTACCCGACACGAAGTCTTGGAAATTCCCCTGCTTGTCCCATTCTTCGTAGAGCGCAGGGAGGTTCTCACTCCACTTCACTGCCATCTTGTCAGCGAACATCAACTGCATTTGCTCAGCGCCATACTTCTGAGGATTAGCAGCCATGTCTGCCATCAACTCATCAGGGGACTGACCCATCGCATAGTTGGCGGCAGTGGTTCCTGCCTTGTCGCGCTCCTGCTTTGCGTAGGCAGCGTTGTTGGCAGCGAAGCGACCAAAGCTGGTGCTGAGACCTGACAAGGCATCAGCGATACTCATAAGGTTCTTCCCGGCCCCATCACGATTGACGGGTGCGACAGGGACTACATTAACTACAGGAGCGGGATTAAGTTGCCCTTCCCGCTCAAACTCGCGCACCTGTACGCGACCAGGACTTGCCATTAAGCGTATCCTCTCATCTGATTGTAAGTGCCAGCAGCCTCAAGTCCCTGTCCAGCGATGCGGATAGCAGCATCCAAGAAGGACGGTTTGGTGGGCTTAGGCATGGAATTGATCTGCGACTGCGCCTGGTTCTTGGTTTGATCCATAGAGGCCCAGAGGTAGTCGCGGTTCATCTGGTAGTTCTGATCGACAGCGTCATTGAACCGTCCCTGCTTCGCGTAGTAAGAGGCAAGGAACTGGTTGACTGATAGACCCTGTACGCCGCTCTCGCCAGCAGCGACAGCAGCCGTAGCGCGGCCTTCCATCGCATCGACGTTGGCGTTCTGCTTCTCCATTGAAGCCGCTGCGCTTTCCTGACGCCAGCGGTTCTGAGTGTGCGCGTACTGTTCACGCGCCATCTGTTGTGCGTTCTTGGCGTTCTCGTTGTACATGGCTTGCTGTGCCTTGTACTGCTGTTGCTGTCCGATGAAACCA